GGCTCAACGCTAAATGCAAAGCAGACGACACGCGCCAGCCATTCGTCGTAAACGTCTTTAAGCGGCGGCTGCTTCGTTTCTTTGAAGTTTCTAGCCAACTCGCCCGGCACGAAACGCATTTTGCGCCGTTCCGCCGTCTCACCCGATAACAACAAATCCCAGTATTCCTGAAAACGCTTAATATCGTCAGCCAACCACGTTTCAGGCACGCCAACTAAAGCGTCAGGCACGCTGCCAGCCGTGTAGTATTCCAGCGCGTGAAGCTGCCGCTTCAGGGCAATATTCACGGTCATGATGATTTGCTCAACAGGCGAATAACCGTAAACCTTATAGCTTCGGTTGTTTCGTGAGCGGTAAATCAATTCGTCTGCCGTGTAATCAACCGCCGCCATGCCGTGCAAGATTTGCTGATAAGCTGTATCAGGCGGCAATGGCAGACGGCCTGTATTGTCCAAAACGCGCTTAATCGTTGCTCCGTCCATCACTTCAAGGGCGTACAAGTCGCCGCCCAGTGTTTTGCGCGTATAGATGCAAGGCGCATCAATAACAAACAGGTCTTCCAGCAAGATGCGCAACCAGTCCGCCCATGTATGCTCTTTGTCAGGCGATTGGAAAAATGCAATCGCTTCATCGACCTTTCGGTCTTTGCGTTGTGATTCGTTGTCTTTGGTTGATTCGATATCGCGCCTCTGAATCGTCCACTTCAGGCTTTCCATTTGGTCTTTGCGCTTCTCGATAACCAAACGCAACACATCGTAGTTATCGGCAAGGGCGCGTAATTGCGTGAAGCCTATTGCCTCACGTTCGCGCGGTTTGGAATGCCCTACGTTGTAGAACGGCTCATAATCGAACCGCCGACCCTCTGCCTGCTGTGCAACAGGGGCTAAAGGCTCACCCGCGTCAAACCACCCGTCCGCGTTGCCGGTAAAGGCGTAACGGACACCAGCGGCCACACGGGAAATAAATCCTTGTGATAATGGTGTCTTTTTACTCATTTGTTTGCCTCAACCTGCGCTCGCAGGTAATCAATCATGCCCGTTCGGGTATCCAGTAACTCACCAAACGCACGGCTCAAGCAGTCGATTTGGTCGTCATGCTGCCCGTTCGGGAACATTCGCATTTCTGAAATCAGTGCGTCTGTGTCCCATGTGCCATCATCTAACAACATCACATTACCGATATTGACTTGAGCAGCAAACGGCTCGGCGCGTGTAACCTTATCGCCCGACTCAGGACTGGCAGATACAGAAAAACCCGCCAGTTGACGGGTTAGGTATAAGGTTTGCGATTTACCAGCTTGCCCAGGGTCTTGTGGGATAGATATTTTTGTTTTCACGCCGTCTTTTTGCGCCGTGTTTTTCAAAATCCTATCTCTCTCATCCGCTCCATACTGACCGCGCACGATATTGGCGATGATGTACCGCCCGTCTTCTGTAACGCCAAGCCTACCGCCTGCCGTGTAGTCGCCATCATTCGCAGTGGACGCCAAGTCCCATGCGCGAACCCATCGAATATTTCCAGCAGGCAATGCCTTAACAAATTGCAGATTATCAGGCTTAAACGTGCCACCATCAGGCGGCGCGGGTTTCTGTAAATACTGACCAGCAAACACATACGGCGCGGCTTGCTCCATTCGGCGCAGTGTTTCGATATCGTGCTTTTCAGGCCATAACGCTGTGCCATCTTCTTGGATAGCAGGCAAGCAAAGGTGTTCCCACTCTTCGCCGTTACCGCCATCAAGCAACCAGCCTGCAATATCTTTCTCATGCAACCTCTGCATAATCACGACAATAGGCGTGTCAATGCTGTTTTTACGAGATTCGAGCGTATTCTGAAACCAGTCGATAACGTTCTGCCGTCTAACCTCGCTTCGGGCTTCGTCAGCCTTATGGAGGTCGTCCAAAATTAGCGCCCCGCCAAAACCGTCTCGGTGCTTGCCTGCACCAAAGCCTGTAATCGTGCCGCCTGTACCTGTTGCATACATCACACCGCCAGCGGTCGTTTTCCAGTGATGGCTGCTCTCGCTTGCAAGCTCCACGCCGGGGAATATCGCCTGATATTCCTCATGCTGTAACAGATTTCTGATTTGCACTGAGTTATTGACCGCCAGTGTCGCCGAATAACTCGCATGAATAAACTCACTATCAGGCACACGACCCATCGCCCATGCGATAAAGTTCACTACCGCAATTTCCGTTTTCGAGTATCGCGGCGGAATATTAATAATCAGGCGTTTTGTTTCGCCGTTGAAAACACGCTCAAGCGCGTTACAGATTAAGGCGTGATGTCTTGCTTGCGTCCACTGATAGCCTCGCCGCTCACGAAACATCCACCGTGTGAACATGTACAGATTAATTGAGCTTAAATCACGGATTACCGAAATTTCAGTCTCATTGAATTGCTCTAGTGCCATTTTATTTTAAATTCCTTTGGAAAATTGCATAAAAATGGCAATATAGCCTCCCATTGATTTAGCATTTTATGCTAAACCTTGCTCAAAACATCTTCGGCAATCTTGCGAAACTCTTCAGCATTTAAGCGCACAGACGGCCTCATGCTGCCATCGCTCGATTTAACGTCAATCTCTTGCTTGTCGCCGTATTTCTTCGGCGCAATCTTGGAAGCCGCCCACTTTCTGGCATCTATCTGCAATTTAGCCTTTGAGACTGCCGCGCTCTCTGCTTCTGCACTGTCGGCAATCTCGATAATTTCTTCTGCGAAATAGTCCGCCTGTTTCTCTCTCGCGCGCGCGTATTGCTCCGAAAATTCTTTATTCTCACTAAGCCACTTACACACGGTTGACATTGTAGGCATACCAGCTTCAGCACATATTGAGCGCAAGCTTCTGCCATTTGCGATTTTCTCGCATATCTTTTCTGCCAGCTCGTCGCTGTATTTACTTGGACGGCCTGTTTTGCGTTTTGTGTCGCTCATAAACCCTCCTTTAAAAAAGAAACCGTCTAACTCCGACCCCTCTCAGAATTAGACGGCTAAACACACTAGACTAACAGGAAAAAATGGAACGCCCTACACCATCAAGGCATAGGGCGAAGTGCAAGAACCGCTTTATAGTCTGTCATGCATGACAGCCATTAGGCCGGGCAAACGCGTTTCACTTGCGCCGCGTTTTGTTAACGGGGTGCCTGAATCACAGGCTATCTCGAAATGCAAAAACCGCCCTGCAAAGGCGGTTTATATAGCTATTTCCAAACTATAGCATAATTGTATCAAAAGTGTTTCATGCCGTCAAGAGATAATCACTTATTCCGTGTCCAAAATTAGGCAAGCCAAATTTGATGCCGTCTGATGCAACGGGTTTAATTCGCTGACCCTGTTAGGCTGCCCATTGCCATCATAAACAACTTTTATGCCACAATCGACGGCGTACGTTTGTGCGAATTGTCCATTTCTATTCATCTCATCAAAATTTCGAGCGGGAATAATCGCATACCCGGCTTGCTGTTGTTGTTTGATTGCTGAAATGGACATTGAGGCAAATCTGCCCGTAGCCCTAGCATCAATGAACATGAAATCGCCGCTTCCATAGATTTTATAGTTGGTTCCGGGCGGGGTCTCTATATATTGCAATCCAAATTGTTCTGCTTCTGACTTTGCCATCACCATGCTAGATATTACTGCCAATATCATTGCCAACAATGTTTTTTTCATCTTCATCTCCTAGAATAAACCATCTATCTGTTTAGGTTTACCATCACTCGAAATATATTACCGAACAATTATACATATTTTTACACAACCTATCAGCATAAACAAAAACTACCCAATAATCCCCGCTTGCCTAAACTCCGGTTCCAGTTTGCAAATGGCGCTATCAAGCAGTCCGGCCACAATTCCGGCAACCTGTTTCTTTTTCCGCCACAACGTTACGCGGGCAATATCAAATCTGTCTTGTATCTCCATCTGCTTGGGGCTACCTGAAAAAATATGCGACAGCAGGGCATCACATATCAGCAGGTTAACGCCCTCATTCTGTTGCTCAATATAAGCGGTAATATCAACGATTCCGCTCAAATCCTCGCTGTATTCACACTCCACTACTGCAAGCTCGTAGCGATTCAATACGCGCTCAATACGGCTGATAATCATCGCGGCGTTTGCATGGATTTCGGCTTGCGTCAAATCCCCACCGCCACCCATCACTCCCTTAGATTCGCACCAGTGCATGACTGAAGCCGTGTTGTTCATAGGCTCCATTCTCACGCCGCGGATTTTATACACATCGAGTAAGACTTGTTCCACGTTCCTGTACATCTACATACTCCAACTGATTTTAAATTCGTTCGCCGCCCATGATTGGATATTGTTTTGATACTCTGTCATTTCCGCTACATTCAGCCTTGTAGTGCTGATTGGTGTTTTAAGCTCGCTTCCGTCCGGCATTGCCTTTAGCTCAAATCCCAGAAAGTAGCCTTTACAATACTCGTGCCACGTTTCCGCACTGTATCGCCTACCGTTGACCCATGCCTTATCTGCTAATTCGCCGTAAATAGCCCAAAGTCGTTTATTCTGCTCATGGCTGCGCTTGGCTTTGTATGGGCGGATCGTGATGTCCAAATTTCCATTCTCGAACCACCCGTTCAGGTTGTCCCAAATCGACCGCATGACGCCGCGCGCATTTTGCGGTGTCAGTGTGAATTTCGCTTCGTTCATTTAAGTATTCTGAAATTTATGCCAAACCAAATAACAAAGCCTAATACACCGATGACTATTCCAATTAAAACCAAAAATATTACTAAAATCCAACTCATTTCAAACGTCCTTTCACGCTAACAATCTCCAAATCCACCTCGTCACACTCCAAACCACTTCTTCAGTTCAAACAATCAACAGCCATTTAAAATCCTCTCAACCTGTTTCAACAATTCTCTTTCTGTGCCGTACAGGCTCTCAAACGTTCGCGGCGCGGCGTGAAAGGCTATCCCTACCCCACCAGTCCGATGATGTGCAGGGCATAGCGGAATCGTCTCAAAATGGCTGTTCCGCCGTCCTATCCCTGCACCGTTTCGGATATGGTGTACCTCTGCCGGTATGTCGTATCGCCCACTGTTACGGCAGACGATACAACCGATAGAAGCCACGCGCTCAAGGTGCTTCTTTTCCTTTTTGGTTTTGCTCATTTATGCACTTCCCCATGCAGGAAGAATGACAAAAGCAAAACACCCCAGGTCATTAAAAACCATGCGACAACAAAAAAATACATCGGCGTGATTGTCGTTATATTTTCACTATCAAGCTTAATGGTTAATTTTTTGGTTAAATCTAATTTGATTAAAATTTTGGCTACAAAATAACCAAAGTGAAGAAAAATTAATGACGAAACAATCGAAAAAATTTTAACCACTTCTTAAATCTCCGCAATCCCAATATCAAGCCCACCGTTCTCTCTTGGCTCGCTCGAATATGTTGATAAAATAGATTTGACTTGGTTGTCGTTGTGATAAACAACGCCTTGCAAGGCATCGACAGCGACTTTTAGGCAGTTATCAAGGTCAAGTATTACCTTGCTTGCCGTGCCGTCCTTGTTCATCTTTGGCACTAGGCTGACAAACAGGATTACGTCCTTTTCAGACGGCCTAAAACCTGCCCTTTCTGCCGCGTAGGAAACGCAAAGCTTGTACGCTTTCGCCTCCTTGCTTAATACCTGCCTATTTCTAAACGTTTTCCAGTATCGGTTAGTGCTGATCGGATATGGCAGGGAAAGAACATTCGCCCTTTCCGCCGCCTCTACTATTTGCTCAATCGGGATTAATACGGCCAATGCCCACCCCAATCATCATCTTGGTTGCGTACTTTCTTGGCGATCCATTCGACAAAGCCAATCGCCAGCACCACAACCGATACACAAATCAAAAATACCGCAAGCTTCATAAGTAGCTCCATTTCATACCGAATTGTTTGTAAATGCTTTCCGCCACGCCGATAGGCCAGTATTGCGGGTCTAATTGCGGACAAGCCTCGTTTGCAAGCTCTGCTGAAATACTCATGCTTACCGCGCCGCGCTTGGCTGAGAACAGTCGTTCTTCGTCTGCGTCTGTAAACTCTTTCGCCCTCTGGCGCGTACCGGGAAATTTTGGCTTCTTGACCGCATAGTATTTCGCGTGATATTCAGCCTGACACTGCCGGCATCTGCTGCTGTATTGCTGAATCCCTTGTTTGTTGAAGCCTTTTTTATAAAACTCACTTACCGGCTTTCTTTCTTCACATCGTGAGCATTTGCGCGTTTCCATTTCGCCTACTCCTTTTCGCATCGTCCAAATTCATCAACCGGCGGCATATCTACCAAAACAGTAATTCCGATCAGTGCGGCTATTGCACCAAGCCCAATAAGAAAAAGTGTCATCATTTTCTTCCCTTTCTTCTTTTCAGCAGTTCCAATTCAGCTTTCAGACGTTGGTTTTCCGACTTGAGTGTCGTATCTGCTTTGATTTTTGAGATTGCGATAATCTCTGATTTCACTCGTGCAAGCTCTGCGTTCTTCGCTTCGATTTCCGCTTGCAGTTCTTCGATTTTCTGCGTTTGAGCGGTCATCTTTGCCATCAAGCCGTTGGAAGTGCGTTTTTCATCGTTCAGACGGCTGATTGTTTCCGACAGGTTCGCGCTGACCATTTCCGCCGCCTTTTCCATTTCGGCTTTTTCGGCTTTCATGCCTGCGTTTTCCTGCTCCAGCTTGTAAAACTGATTGGCGTACATATCCAACATTGCACCGTAGGTATCAATATTGTCCATGTAGGTTTGCTTAGGCACGCCGCCCAATTTCCCGATTAACCAGTTTTTCATTTTCCGTTTTCCTTTCCGTATTTCTTTTCAATCAGTCTTTCCACGCGTTTGATTGCCATACTCAGTGCTTCGTAGCTTTGCGTGTAGGCTGCGTATAACACGCCGTCCAATGCGTTCAAGTGTGCATGTTCAAAGCCGCAACATTCCGCTTTATCAGCCATCAGGTCATACTCCGATGGGGTCATATTCAGCATTACCGGCCTGTTTCCGATTTGGTCTTTGAGATACCAGACGGCCTTTTCCAAATCCTCTTTGCCGTTCTTATGCTCAAATCGCCAAATGTATTTGAAAGCGTTGCCAAGATTGAAATTCAGCAGTCTTGTAAACTCGATACATTCATGCTTGCGGTTTTTGTAGTGATTGGGGTTGATGTTGTCTTTCATTTGTCATTTCCTTTTGTTGCGCCATTCTTCAAATTTCTCGCGCCGTTTTTGAATCACGATTTCATCGGCTGGCTGGAAAGCACTTCCGCCACTCCAGTAATCGCCCTTGTCGCACTTATAGCCTCCGTGATAGAAGCTCGCCCGTTGCTCAGACGTTTGCGATTTCTCGCATTTCGCAAATCCTCTCATCGGCGTATTGGCCTCTGCTTGAAAGTTTGCGTGTTTGCAGTAGAAGCAGGTTTCACGCACGGTAACTATCCCAGTCAAACGGTATCAACTTGCCGCCGCCATCTCTCAAGCGGTCTCTGATACGGGCATCAACGTTTTCGCGGAAATCTTTAGCCGATAAGTTAGTCAACACTAGCGTTGGCATAAGCCGCTCATATCGACCGTTGATGACTGAAAACAAAATCCGTCCATCCGTTTCTGACAGGTTCCCCGCGCCAAATTCATCAAGCACCAGCAATTCAGGTTTTACAAAAGTTCCAACAGCCTCTTTCTCGCTTCCGCCGTTGAAACTGTCTTTTACGGTCTGCAACATATCGCCGACAGTAATTACCACTGCACTGCGCCCAGATTCGATCACCTTGTGAGCAATGCCGCAGGCTAAGTGATTTTTCCCAGTTCCGCGCTTGCCTGAAAAAATCATGTTCCGCCCGGTCTGCAAAACATCCTCGAAGTTTTCCGCATAGTCGGCGGCGGCAGATTTTGCCCTTGCCATTCCGATCACGCTTTCATCGACCTTGAAATTTTCAATTCGGCAGTTTTTAAACCGTTCTGCAATGCCTGATCGGCCAATGCGTTTTGACATTTCGTCTTGCTTTAATTCGCTGACAAGACGTTCGGCATATTCAACAGCTTCTTTTGCCGCTTTCAGCTTTCCGCAAATCGGGCAATCAGTCCAAACGTTGCGGAAAACACTTTTCGCCAAATACTCGCCATGCTCCGCACATTTGCGTGTCTCCGTTTTGGCGTTGCCATAGTTTTTTAAAAAATCGGCGGTACTTTTCAAAGCCATATCCACCCCCTTAAAAATCTGTTGTCGGCTGATCGCCGTATACTTTGCCGTCCAGTACATCAGCCGTCATGTTGTGGGTTAAGCCACCATTTCCGCCTGACTGTTTGCCAAAGGTTTTATTTCTGACCCAATCAGCGCGGAAACTTCCCCAGCCGTTGCCGATGGAAAAAACAACTGCCTGAAATGCCGTCATGCCAACTTTTTGAGCCTCACTTGCAATCAGGCGCATAGCCGTTTCTGTCAGCGGCTGGCGTTTTGCTTTGCGGATTGTCAAAAAATCCTCAGCGATTTGCCCGTCAATACCATGCTCTGCCAACAGTGCTAAATCGGCTTCGTGCTTGGTCGGTTTTTTCGCTGTTTTTTCGTGCGCTGTATTAATATCTACGTTAGTAGATATTTGTTTTTTGTTTTTTGTATTTATGTGACCCCCCTTTTTTGGGGGTGGTCCTACCCCCATTTTAGGGGGTGGTGTTACCCCTTTTTTCGGGGGTACCCCGTTTTCAGGGGGTACCCCAT